CAGTTGGTAAGATACGAGTGGTCCCCGCTGACGGTCATGTTAATCACCGTTCTTGGATCTTCACACTCTGCGGTTTTGATCCCACGGACCTTCACGTACAAATGCTCGTCATCGCTCCACCACGAGCTTCCACTGACCTCGAACTTGTAGTCAGGTATCACTGCGTCTGGTACTAGATCCTTCGCCAACTTTACCGCGAAAGGACCTTGGATGTTCATCATGTAGGCAGTGTCCCCAGGCTTGTAGCACCCCGCGTCTCTCTTATATTCATAAAAAAGCCCATAAGCCCCAAACTGAGCAAGAATCAACCGAAGCTGATTCAAAAGATCACGAGAAGCAGATTTTACAGAGATGCGACAACCATTACCGCCCAACAAAACGCAACCATCCCCCGCCAGATAGCCTTTCAAGAATTCGTACTTGAGATCCAACGGCCAAGCCATCACATCGGGGGACAGCATCTTCTGCGCGGCGTACTTGCCCCCGTGCGCAGCAAACCATTCACAGAACTCGCTCAGATCTTTACGGCGCACCATAACGTTACAAGACGTAGGTCTTCGTTGAAGAGTGGGCTTAACCCCCGTTAGCATCTCGATGATGTAGCAAGAATCCTCCGCCAGCGTATTCTCTTCCTCATCGCTAAACGCCAGCTGCATGCCATAACACACTGAGGCGTCTTTTCGCACGTAGCTATTGAAAACACAACCCTCCGCGACATAATAACCTAACAGCCGCGCCTGCTCTAAAGATATGTCGTGTGGGTTTTTCTCTTCGAACTTCCTAGGAATCATTAGGTAGTCCCCGGGACGGATCTCCGTAGCCTTCAGCTTCATATACGGATCAAAGTTCTCAAGGAAGTTAAACCTGCGGGGTTGCCCTTTTTTCTTCTCCTGATACTTATTGCCCCCGGGGGTTTTTCCATGCCTATTTATGAAGTTACTCCCGCTTGTCGTCAAGAGTTCCCCACACCCACAAGAACACGTGCGGGGTCCACCCCACACAGGCCACTTATGATTAGGCGTACACTCGATCAAGGGGGTACCCGCCACATCGATTTCCACGAGCTGCGAGGTCTCCTCCCTCTCCAGCGCAAGCACTTCACACGGCTTCCCGTCTTTGTCCAGCAGACGGTCTCCGAGTTCCAATTCCCCTATGGGGGTCTGCGTCCCATCAGCTCTGGTAATGAGGGTCGCGGGCACAAAACACTGAGGGTCAGTTTCCGCTCTATTCAGCATTTCCAGTAATTTGGTTTCTGACCCAGGTGCGGGTATCCACCCTGTGGCCGGATCGCCGAGCTTTAGGACTTTTACCGGCGCCGCCGCCCTACGGAAGGTGGCAATCGTGCTCGCGTAAACAGCATCCTCCACCATAAATATCCGCCAAAGTCTGCTCGCCATTGACGTACCTCGCACCTGGTACGGGTGCAATTTTCTCGCAATAAATGAGCAATTTAATGGCGAAAGCCTGATCTTTTGTCTGGCCATGATCTTGGAGACGAACTCTGCAGGAAGTCTGGAACGGAACTCACGAGATTCCGGAGAGCCGTCCGACATCAGGCGCCGGAGATCCTCATCAGGGACGAAGTTGATGATCGGGTCCATGTTGACGATGGGCGTATCAACGATGTCGATGTAGTCCGGGTTGTGCATCGCGATGTACGTCCAGATGCCCAGGGTATCATCGAAAAAGCAGTGAGGAACGCATTCACCAATCGTAAGGTACTCGCGAACAATGTACTTCAGCCGGTCAATCAGCTGCGTGGTCTGGCACATGTACTCAAGAGTGTCCTTGATCTCACGGCTCTTCTCGTCCCCCACAACCAGGTCAAAGTCCGAGACAAGCATCTCGGCATACATGTCGATGGCCGTGCCGAAGATCGGATCGGTCTCATGAAAAAGCCGCCAAGCCCGGTTGGCTTCGATCCGCGACTTGGGAAACTGTATTCGATCTGGAGACTCTACTCCAGGGAGGTACGGACGCTGCATATGGTACGCAGCGCTCCCACCACCTCCGCCACCAACAGGGGTCACGCCCATGGGCATGTTGCCCCCGAAAAAGCCAGCAGCCTGGCGCGGGCCGAAGCCTCGCGCAGCCAAGGTGGCATTCTTCGGCAAAACGCTGGCAGCCAGCTCACGGCGCCCGTTAGAGGGATCGGAAGAGACGATGCGGGGCTTGAAGTCCTCCCCGCGACGATTGGGTATAAATTTGCTCATAGATCCTCTACGAAATTCTCACCTGGTGGAGGAAGGACTACCAGCAGGCTCACGTCGATGATGTTCGCGGGGGAGAGGCCCAGTTCGTCCAGAATCCCGTCCTGGACCCCTTGTGCCTTCTCCTGCGCGATCCCTACATCGGCCTTGGCACGCACGAGGGCCTCCACGGCAGCTCGCACTCTGGTTTCCGCCTCCACGATGGTCAAGCTGGCGAGCTGCACCTCTGCCCGCTGTGCCCTGTCGAGCTTGACGTGCGCACGCTGAACCTTGGGGGGAGACGTATCGGGCATCGTTACTCCTTCTTCCCCTTATCTTCCTCGGTATCCTTGACGGCCTTGGGCTTGGGTGCCGGCTGGGCGTCGTCATTCAGCCACGGAGGCTCTCCGTCGAACATGTTCGCCGACATGAGCACGTACTCCTGCTCACCGGTGAGGCCAACGAGCCGGCCCTTTTCATCCATATCGATGAAACTCCACTTGACGGGATACGGGAAGCCCACAACGTCGACCTCTTCCTTCAACAAAGTACGATACTCCTCCTCGCGGGCTTCCTGAAGCAGCAGAACCTCGGGAAACTCCTTGCGCAGGAGGTCTAGGAGCTTTGCCTGAAACGCGTTGTTGTCCTCGAACTGGTAAGAGCCCCCAGCCGTGACAACGGGGGCGTCCTTCTCGTCGCGAAGGCAGTTCTCCAGAATGGTCTTCTCGCGAAACGCCAGCAGCTCCTTCTCGCCCTTGACGTTCTCCGTACGCACCTTCTCCAGGTTCGTCAGGGGGCCCTCAATGAGAGTTCTGTTCATGTTCGCCGCGTACTTTAGCCGTGCGCTACCGTTCCCGTTGGCAATACCCGACAGCGCCATGGCGATCTGCATCAGCTTTTCGTTCGTCATCTTTTACCTGCCTTTTGTTAGAGGTTCGAGTCTCTCACTATAGAGACCATAAAAGGCAGAGTCAAGAACTATGTGAAAATAATGGATCAAAAGCCCTCCAGGCTACGGGGTGGTGGAGCTGGTACGCTCCACGTGATTGTTGACTTCAACAAGATATGCAAAGTTTTCTTCTGGTGTTGCCATAACCACCCCCTTAGTGTCCGCTAGCGATAGCGCCAAGCATCGCTGGTTGTATGAGAGTGTCCAGATCTGCCGCTGGTACGTAATCTTCATATTCAAAGGCCCCCGTGTTGAACCCAGCCGGGTCGCGGGTGTAGCCTCGGCAGTCGTCCGTGAACAACGACGACTGGTCGCTTCCGTTGCGATTGCAGTCCGCTCCGACGAGGAGGCGGAAGTCTTCGGATCCGGCGACGAGCGACGTGAACTGGTTTGCAGCTACCTTGTTACTCAAACAGCCATCAGCCGCGCCAGCTGTAGCATCGGATGAGACGTTGTACTCGAACGTACCTAGGACACTTATTCTCACGAAGTCCGCTGCACTTAGCCCGTTTGTGTCCATTACCACGTTATTGTGAACGTGGGCGTAGCCGTCTGCTATGGTGATTCCGTCTTGAATAACACCTACCGACCCAGACGACGGCGAAACGATAGTATTATTGTGTACCAGCACCGGGTCGCCAATAGTGCCATACCTTATGTGTATACCAAAACCAGTCGGATACGCGGTGTTATCAGCACCCACATGAAACACTTGATTATTGTAGCACCGGCCACCCTTCCAGATATTTATCGCTGCTATTGTATCGCCGTGGTAACAATACATGTCATATACAATGTTATCGTAAATTCTGGCGAAGTCCACGCGCCCAGAGATGATCGAGTGCCACCCGGCCCCGCCAGTTTCCCATTGTGAACCAGTGACGCAAAAACCATGAAAGCGCGTGTAATTTCCAAGTAGGATATATTGATTCGTCAGGGTTGTCCCGATGTCCAGCACGATACCTGCATCGCGCATCCCGCCGTGATCTTCCATCGCAACTACGTCAACATAATCCGTGGCGCTCTGGCCTACCAGCCCGGTACTTAGATCGATGGCCCCGTCAGCATACCCAGCCGCTTTCGCGTACACTTCGATTGTGTGGACCCCCTGGCCCGAGATGTCCCCGGACAATGCGGCGACGATTGCAGCAAAAGCTGCCTGTGGCGTGGCGTAGGTCTTCCCGTCTCCAACTGTGTAGGTCGCGCTCATGGTGTGGAGAGGTCTCCTGAAAGAGTCCAAACATCCGTGTCTTCTTTTATCAGCACTGCCGTCGAGTATTGCGCGGACAGCGACAAGTCGCCGTTGGCACTGTTGATCGTCGGTGGGCCAGCCCCGGCGACCGTCACCTGCCCAGCTCCCTGCTGAGCCACGATGATCACCGTTCCGATCTCGAAGGCCACGGCAGCATTGGTGGGCACGGTCAGTGTAGTCGCGGTGCCCTTGGTCATGTTGATCTGCTTGTTGGCATCGGTGAGCACCAACTCGTAGTCATCGGACTGCTCGTTGAACTGAATCAGCGGAGACAAATCCCCGAAACTAACTGGTTTAGTAAGCATGTTCCATCACCTCATTGATCGCTGATTTCAGCTTCTCATCGCTGATCTTTTGGTCGAGTTTTGCCTTGTCGTCTGTATCGAATCCATCGACGGCGATGGTCTGGGTGGCGTAGGCGGTCATACGAGTTCCTTGACGGAGACATCATCGAATTCTATATATGTAGCACCTGCCCCACTGTACTTTTCGAATTGCATCAACGTACCTGTCGCCGTAAATACAACATCAAACTCTTGCCAGATTGTAGATGACGTTCCAATCCATAACTGAGGGGAGCCTGGATGAACAACCGCCGGAGCTGCTGTTCCGTCTCCTCTTGCCCAACCTGCGACGCGGTAAATCTTACCAACCGTCAGAATCGTTTGATATGCCGAGCAGCTGACATTCCCTAGCACACGCAAACATTGTGCTCCTCCGTGAGCGGAGCCCTGTTTGCTCAATGTTGCGCCGAGACCAGCCGACCACGCCGCCGTCCCCACCGCCTCCATGTCGCCGTCAGCTAACAGCTCCGCGCCGACCGTGAACGTCAAATCCCAGCTCTTGCCGATGAGATTGTTGATCGCTGTGATAGCCGCAGCGGACGGCGCAGCGTTCGTACCACCGATGTTCAACGTGCCGCCCGTCCCACCAGCGGCGTCGAGGTCGATGAAGAAGTTGTCGACTTCGGCAGTAGAAAATCCATCACTGTACAAATACACAGTCCCACCCCACGCAGGAAGCGTTGTTGTCCCGTAGCTCATCGAATTATCGGTAACTCTCAGATCGGTTAGTGACGCCAGTGTATCAAGCTCACCAATATCTCCGGTGATTGATGTTCCTGATGCCCTGAGTATTGTCAGAGATGTCAGCGTTTTTAACGCTCCGATGTTCCCGGACGCCGATGTGGTCTCGACGCGCAACGAGGTTACCTGTGTCATTGAGGCGAGGTCGGCAATATCACCAGTCATCGCGCTTCCGTATAGATGGAACGTCTCGCAACTGGTCAGCGTATTCAATGCGCCCAGATCGCCAGTGACACCCGTGGCGGCAATCAGCGCATAAGTGAGCCCCGTCAACCCGGACAAAGACGATACGTCGCCAGTTAACGATGTTTGGCCGTATAGATACAGATACGTGATCCCTTCAAACGCCGCAAGCTCGCTCACATTTCCGGCGAACAGAGCATCACTACACTTGAACTTCGTCACGAGAGAAAGAACACCACTAAAAGTGATCGTCTTCGTCCCCGGCGCTCCCGCGTAGTCGTGGACCGTCGTGACATCGCTGCCGGTGCCGATGTGTTGAATCCACTCCGAGTTTCCGTCGCCCCAATCGATCCACATGCCCGTGGACGCCGGGCCGCGCGTGACGAACGTCAAGCTCCCCGTGTCCGTCGTCGAAAACTCGGCCACGTCAGCAACCTTGTCCCCTGTCATCATCCATACATCCGTGCCCGTCTTGGTGAGTGTGAGCACCGAATACTGAGCTGTCGTCTTGTACGCTCCCCCGGCTATGTTCACCGTCGGAGGTGGCCCCGCGCTCACAACACTTACCTGTCCCGCACCCTTTTGCTCCACGAGGATCTGCGTGCCGATGGGGAAAGGCACAGAGGCATTGGCAGGGATCGTTAGCACCACAGCGGTGCCCTTGTTCATGTTGATCTTTTTGCCTGCGTCAGTGAGGACCAACGTGTAGTCATCAACCTGCTCATTGAGCTGCAACGGGTCAGCCAATGTTCCGAATTTCAGTGGGGTAGTGAGCGCCATATCAAATCCTATGGAGTTGTGTAGTGGTAATCGAACATGATTTTCTTAGCCGCCCCGAGTCTATTCTTTACCACTACCGGGTTGGCACCGGAAATGAAACAGAACTTCGTGTCCGTGTCCGCAGTGGCCACATTCGCGCTCCAATCCAGCAGCGTTACCGTCCCGGCACTGTCCCATGAGATCTTGGCCAGCTCCTCTCCGTCACCAGCCATGAACACACCGAAGCCAGCCGAGGAGGTTGGTAGATTGAATGTTCCATCGTCAGCCAGCTCTACAGGGGCTTCGTGATTAGTTACGTGGCTACCTGCTCCAATACCCTTGACTGCATCCGTCTGATTATGTGCGAGGCTCAGCCATTGTGTATTGTTCGTGTCGGGATCTGTTACGCTGTGAATAAAAACCGTAGGGTTAGCAGATAGCGTGTCGTGGTCGTGATCCTTCGCGTCGTTTGTTTGGTCTGTGATGATCATGTGGCGGTTACCCGCGCCGTCCGTTGGATCCAGAGCGATCACAAAACCATCATCTGAGCGGCGATAGATATTTGTAACTCCGCCGCCCCACTTGAGTCGCCCCGATATGTATATATCAGAGTCGGTATAGATAGCTCCGTGTGCTTCAATCTGTGTCGTAGTGTACAACGAACCGGCACCAACGGCTACAGCAGGAACCCCCGTCCCCACCGCAACCGCCGTCGCAGGCTTGAGGCGAAGCATACCAGCGCCCGTGGTGATAGCGCCGTCCGTTTGGTCATGGGTCAACCCGATCCACTCCGTTGCGCTCTGATTCGCTGACTGGATGAAGATCGTCGGGTTCAGCTGCGATGCGTGGGCATAATTGTAGTTTGCAAATATATCAGCACGGTCAGCAAAAACAACCACTTTCGACGCATCTGGAGGTCCTATCATTAATGCGTCTGCGGTTTGAGAGGAGTTATATTCAAGCCTAGCACCCGTTCCCGTTACGCCCAAAACGAGAGGAGCGTCATCGTCATATATCCCGCCAGTGTGAAAATAACTAATAGCGTCAACCTCAAGGTTATCCGTCACATACAGATCCCCGGCTCCCGTGGCGGTCCCCGGCACGCCCGTGCCTACTCTGACAGATCCATTCTCCAATACATGCAACGGAGTATAAGCAACTACCCCCAAATGCGTACCACCCAGGAAGCCCCCGCCGTCTATAGTTGCGTTGGACAAGGCTTCGGTAAAGACTACGTTATTTCCAGCAACACCCGCTGTCTTCCACTCAAACACGACTGCATCATCAGTATCATTAACCCAAGCTTTGACATTCGCCGTCTCGCTACCTGCTAGTATCATAGCAGCGATGTTCGCAACGGTCGCTGCTACAGTCCCACCAATCTCAAACTCATCTGCCCCTGGTGCAGCTGCAACCGCTGTGCAAGCTTGGCCGTTAATGTTAAATGTCTCTGCTGGGGAAGGTAACCCCGTCAGTGTGAGCGTCCCCTGCGCGTACTGTGCAGGCACCTCGAACGAGAAGCCGCCCCTGTGACTCTGGAACGTGAAGTCGTCGTTGTCATGCGCGATGTAGCCGCGACCGTAGATGGACTTGGCGTCGGCGTTCTGGAAAATCAGCGTGGGGTTGGATTGCTGCTGGTTGGCGAAGTCGATAGCGCTGTCTGCGGCCTCACATATCACAAACGAATTTGCCAATGTTCCCGTCGATAGTATTGACGTATTGGGAGTTTGTGCTACGCTTCGGGGTATAAAAGATCCTAAATTTGTTGTGTCTTCAGCTCCATACGAGGCTGCGTTTTTGCATCGGAACGAATATCCATGCACAACCCCGTCCACCTCAAGCACATCCTTCACATACAGATCCCCGGCTCCCGTGGCGCTCCCCGGTACCCCCACACCTACCCTAACCGCCCCGTCAGCATCCAGTACGAGTTGTCCATTCTTCGTCCCGGTATTCGTGGCCGAGATAGTCAAAGCAACGTCCGCTACGTCGTCATTAGCCGTGAGGGTGATCCCCGTAGCAGCGGTAAACAGTAAAGAATCCCCTACAGTGTGTGGAGATAGATCCGTGCCTGTACGGTCCCATAGATTTTCAAGCGTTACCGCAGCTCTTACTTCATTGAGGGCACCAATAATACTGGTTGCCGTGAACCCAACCAAAGCGTTATCAGGAGCAGCCTCGTTGAATGGAATATTACCACTAGCCCGAGCCGTAAAGAATATGTCTTTTGAGCTTTTGTTGTTGGTGAGATATACATCACCCCCAAGTTCTCCCTCGGATATAAGGGACAAGTCGCCATCGGTAGCCGTGACCGTAACAACCGTAC